CAGAAATGGGGGGCGAGTTCATTTACCAATACACTATCGAAGCGAGTCAGTCTGTACACGCTGAACATAGCTAATCCGTTCAAATAATATGGCTCAAGAATTTGCCGATGTAATACCATACGATGCTTGGTCTAACAGTCAGCTTTCAATTGCTCGACACTATGGCGGTTGCCAACTCAATGGCAAGCAATATATTCTCGACTTTGATAACTGCGAAATGAAAGTAGTAGACGGTGTAGAAAAATACTTCCCCGACCTGATATCGCCTGAAGAAGAAAAGCGACGTAAAAAAAAGAAATAGTATGGGCTTACTAGATGATGACCCAAAGCCACGCTGGACACCGCCAGAATCAAAACGATTCGTAAAGCAGACTGCACTATCGCAGGAAAGCAGAGATAACGAATTGAATAACTTTGAAAGAGAAGTGGAGAGTGAAAATTACAAGCAACCCGATAGCTAAAAACTATGAATCTAATCGCACTACAATTCTGGCATTTTCTCACTGGACACCCTAAAGAAGATTGCCAATATAGAAGTCACTACTGGGGAGTATGCAAATGCGGTATGACTGTCGATATAAACGAATTCCGATAAAACCCCAATTGCCAATGATGTCAACGTAACGGTATAATGAAACTATGGAGAACAAAATACAAGAGCTAATCCTTACCGTAGTGAAGTCAATCGTCAAACACCCTGATGATGTTGTTCTCAACTGCCAACACACTGACAATGAAAAAGGCGAATTTTATCAAATCAATATCAAAGTCAACACAGAGGACATACCAGTGTGCATAGGAAGCGGTGGAGCTACTGCAGAAGCAATCAGACGCATAGCTATACTCCACGCTAAGAGACTCGAATACATCAAGCCACTGTTTGTGAGAATAGATGCCCCACGTATGGTGAAGAATCATTTTCAATTTACTGAGTAGTAGAACTTAATAGCCTAAAGCTCGAAGTGCGAAAGCTAACGGAGCGAATGCAAGGACATATGTCAAAAGCGAAAAAATCAACTTGTCCATTCTGTAAAAAAGACTTTGTGGACATCAAAGGACACCTGTTAAAGAATCACCTGAGTAGTGATGATATTTTTGATTCTAATGACAAACCTGATGTGTTGAAATTTCGCTATATAGATGCAAAGAACGTCCATAATCAACTCGCTTTATATAAAACTATCCAATGGTTCGTATTACCGTCACAGCTCAGAAATCCAAAGACTCAAAAAGCACTCAGTGAAGAACTCGGAGTGACTGAAAATACAATGACTAACTACAAGCAAATGCCGATGTTTTGGGAGGAAGTTATGTTCCAGCAGAAGCATCACTTTATGGGCGACCTGTCAGATATCGTGTATGGACTCACAGCCAGTGCTAAGACTGGGAATGCCAAGAGTGCCAAGCTACTGTTTCAATTCATTCTCGAATGGAGTGAGAAGATTCGTACTGAAGATGAAACGCCTACTCGTGAACTCACAGAAGAACAGAAAGCAGAACTCAATGCAGTAGTTGGACGATTCAAAGGGCGACCAGTAGCGGAGCAGATAGCCAACCCAAACTAATATGATATCGCTGGAGCAGATAGAGGATATCGCATACTTAAAACAGTTCCACTCACAATCATTGCTGGGGTTCTCAGTCACGTCACTACCCCACTACTTTAATGCCGACCCCGCACCATTCCACTATGACCTTGCTGAAATCCTACAGACTAGAGAAATTGAAATGGTGGAAATCATCGGCTTCCGTGGATCTGCTAAAACAACGTTCGGCTCACTAGCAACTCCACTATGGAGTGCACTCACTGGGCAGTTCAGATTCATCGTATTGATAAATGACACATCGGCACAGGTAGAACTCAACTTGGCGAACATCAAGTACGAGCTAGAGAATAATAAATACCTGAAGCGAGTGTACCCAAACGTAAAAGCAGAACAGACGTGGAGTAAAAACAACTTACTACTATCCAACGGAGTTCGTATAATTGGACGCTCTAGGGGGCAGAAAATACGTGGTATACGTCACCTTCAATACCGACCTGACTTGGTGATTGTCGATGACCCTGAAGATTTAGGCTGGGTTCAGACAAAAGAGAATCGTGATAAGACAGAGCGATGGTTCAACGCCGAAGTAATACCCGCAGTGCAAGAGGATAATTCAAAGCTGATTGTTATCGGTAACTTTTTGCATTCTGATGCACTAATGGCTCGACTCAAAAAGAATGATTTATTTCACACTATTGAATTGCCACTAGTGAATGCCGAGGGTGTTTGTTTATGGCCAGGGAAATATCCGACTCAAGCAAAGCTGGATAGACAGAGACAGAAAGTAGGCGAAGTGGCGTGGATGAGAGAGTATATGCTCAAAGTAGTTCCTGAAGATGCACAGGTAGTGAAGCCAGAAGATATCAGACGCTACGATGCGACGTTAATCACTTCAGACATTCCATCGCTACGAATCCAACCTACACGTGGAGGGGTGGCAATCGACCTCGCTATCTCGAAATCTACCAGTGCCGACTACACAGCTATGGTCGGGGGAGTAATGGCTAAAGATAATGATAGAGACGTGCTGTATATCAACCCTAGCGTGGTGAATAAAAAGATGGATTTACGTGAGACAGTACAGACTGGTCAACACTACTTCACTACCCTACCTACTGGGTCGAAAGCATACGTCGAGAACGTGGCATACCAGAGAGCAGCCGTCGATGAGTTTGAGCGAGCCAATATGCCAGTGGTGAGAATGGCACCGATTGCTGATAAGAGAGCGAGACTAGAAACTGCAGCAATCTATGTCAAGAATGGTTCAGTACGATTCCCAGACAAAGGTTGCGAGGATTTAATCATTCAGCTACTAGGGTTCGGAGTAGAAGCCCACGACGATATGGTAGATGCACTGGTATATCTCATTCTAGGAATGTTTGGCGAGAAGCGGGGAGCAAAAGCTAGCGTAGGTCGCCCGACTGGGTTATAATCAGAGTAGTTACACCGCAACCTATAGGAGGAGTTCTATGAACGATGAGCAACCGAACTTACCACTGGACGAAAGGTTCAGGCAAGCAGAGCAATATGCACTGGACTTGGAAGTACCGAAACCACAATCGCCAACGGAGGACTATCCGAAACCGTGTGGCAACCTAGGGTACTGCTATTGCCCGAAGTGCAATCCAAAGTAAGGAGGTGATTCTATCTCACCTGTAATGGGTGCAAAACTACAAATCAGCTATGTCCACATTTTGTACACGGCTGATTTTTTCTTTGAAAATGGTATAATAATGGGGTAAATGCTATGGCTAAAAAAACACTCACAACTACCACTGACACACTGACTGCAATGGTCGAATACTTTGTAGTAACCAAATACGTTCCGCAACTCCAAGCGGAAATGATGCGTTATCTTCAAGAGTATTCGCAGAAAGCCCACACACTCGACGGAGTTTCTGATATTGTTGGGTTTACAGTTGGCGGAGATTTAGGAACGTTCAAAGTAGGCGAACCTACAGCTCAGTTGATTGAAAATTTAGATAAAGCATTCAAGAATGAATTGCCCAAAGCAGAAGCAGACCTAATGCTAGCGACGATACGCCAGAGATTATCAAGTAACACAAAGTAACTATGGAAATGAAAAAAACAGCGAGTGGCATTTTGATACCAAAAAAGAAAGGAGTAGACTGTAGTTATTGCTTCAGAAAGATACATAAAGAGCAAGAGCCAGATGGTCGACTTCGATTAGTAGAGGGGCGACCAATGTGCCCTACGTGCCGAGCAGTCAAGATGAGCAAATTTACCAGCAAGATTCTAGGTGACAAATCCAACCACTTAAAAGACAAAGCTCAAGTTACTAAGAAACTCGAAGCCAATGAAAAATCACGAGTAGATATTATTTCTTCACTATCAATCGAGAAATCTAATACTGCTAATAAAAACAAACGGCGAGGGTTATAATATAAACACGTATGGCAGACATCAAAGGAAAGTTCCCAAGTCAGGTAGAGAAAGAGCGAATCAAAACGCTCAAGAAGTACACGCTACTCTATGACAATGAACAGCAATCAGTGTTCGACTTGCACGAGATTATTAAATCTCAATACAAGAACGTAGCTGATATTGTATACATTGCTCACGCAGTACCATCTAAAGTCTCAGACTTTTATGGTGACTTTGTTCAAGGTGACGATTCACAGCTCACGATTCAGATGAGCAAAGACAGCGATGCAACCGATGATGAAACCCTAGCTGACATTGTTAAGGGTAATGACCTTGTTGCCAAGATTTATGACTACGCAGTGAATCAATCGCAGTATGGCTTCGAGATTCTACTCGGGTCAGTTGAAGATGGTAAGTTCAAGATTCACACCATAGGCAAAGACCAATACTTCCCGCAACGAGACGGCTCAGTTATCTTTGCCACCTTTATGAAAGACCCTGCTGACACGAATCCAGTTCAGAGTGCCAAGCGACTACTGCTATACACTCAGCACTACGCTATAGAGGGCACTGGAGTCAAGATTGAACGTAAGGGCTGGAAAGTAGATACCAATGGTGTTGCTGATGAAGAAATCACCCTAGCTGAAGTTGGAGTTGATCTGCCAAGTGAAGAAACTATCGAGAATCTCGAACGTCTACCGATTGTGCAAATTGATAACGGACGTAAGACACGTTGGGGCTTCGGTAAATCCGACTACAATGACATTATGCCGAACCTGCAAGAACTGAATGAACGTACAACTCACGTCTCGACTCAGTTGCTCAAGAATATGGACGCAATCCTAGAGATTCCCGCTATTGATGGTTCAAAAGATAATGATGGTAGTTTCAAGAAAATCGACACTATCGAACTGACTGACAAAGATACTCCACGTTCGAAATACGTAGCACTCGATAACCCGCTAATCAATGAAACGTTTACGCACCTAGACCGCCAAGTTCACTTTATATCTTGGGTGACTGGAGTACCTGTTTGGGAGCTGATGGCTTCAGGGCAACCAGAGCGAGTAGAGGGTATGAGAATCAAAATGTTCAACGCTATTCGTAAGACTGACACCAAGCGGGGCAAGATTCGTCGAGGGCTTCAAGAAATTATCGAAGTTGGATATAAAATGCTAGGCAAAGAGTTCACTGGCGAAATCATTATCGACTTCAGTGACGTCCTACCTACAGACCCGATGCAGGAAGCGAGTGTAGAAGAGACGAAAGTCAATGCAGGACTGACATCACGAAAGTCAGCGATGAAGCGACTCGAATCTTATACAGATGATGAAGCCGACAATGAGCTTGAAGAAATACGAAAGGAATCAATCGAGAGTGGTGCAGTTGACCCGAATAATGCACCCACTATTTAGTCAATAAAATAATTGTTATGAAAATTCCAAAGACAGTAGAAGTAGGCAATCGAACAGTCAAAGTAAAGATGGTGGACTTCGATTCAGATTCATACGTGTGGGACAATAATGATTTTCTTATACAAGTGAATAAGAAAGCGACCCCAGAACTACAGCAGGAGCGATTCTGGCACGACCTGTTATCAGTCACATTCGATTATGTGAACCTGCTAGAAGAGATTGAAAAAGAAGTAGGCGAAGCCGATGTACCAGACTTCAGTCGAGCAAACTTCGGTGAAGTATTCGCAAAAGTAATCGCAGATAACAAACTTTAGTATGGAATTCCCGCAAGGCTCACACATTCACAAAGTTCAAGAAATCAGTGACAACGCATCACTCCTAGAAGAGCACCTGAAGAAAGTTGACTGGCGATATATGTTCCGAGCATTCCTATGTCTCTGGTTCACATTCCTATTCGCTATATTCACACTGATACTGACCATTCGTTTAGCAATCGTAATCACATAACCCACTATGGCAAGGAAAGCACTCGACGTAGCAACTGAAAAGGCTGATATCCCTGCTTTAGTAGCCACTTTGGATAGACTAGACGATGAAGCTACAAAAGAGGTTCTCAAGGCAATTTCAGGCGAACTAACCACACAGAAAAAAGCCCAAGCGATGAAGAACGTGAAGAAAATAGTCCAAGTAGCCGATAATGAGATAAAAGACTGGGTAGTGACCGCTGTGGGCGAATCCTACGTCGAGGGTATGAAGATTGCCGACGGTACTATCAAAAAGACCTCAGTGCAGATAGGTGGAGAGTTGACAGTAGCCACAGTCACAGTTGGACAGGGGTTTGCAATTCATAGAGACGCTATCAATGCTCTTATGGCTGACGCATATCTCGACTTCGGTAACGGTATGAATGGATTGATAAAAGGAGTGGAGCACCAATTCAACGAAACGCTCAAGCGACAAGTCCGAGCCAAGATGATTAAAGGGACAGCGACAGGGCAAGGAATGCGTGAGATTGCTAACGAAGTGAAAGATGTACTGGGCAATCAGGGCTTCAGTGTTCTCGTCGATAGAGGGGGTAGCAAATGGTCACTTCAGAACTACGGCAAGATGCTAGCCCGAACTCACATCATCAAGTCTGGTAACGAGGGAGTAATCAATAGAGCAGCCGAGTTCGACACTGACATTGTCCAAGTCTCGACTCACTCAGGAGCTTGTAAGATATGCGTTCCGTTCGAGGGTAAGACGTACTCGATATCAGGCAACTCAAAAACTTACGATAAGCTGACGCAGATTCCACCATTCCACCCGAATTGCGGACACTCGATGCTACTACGTCCAGACCTCACGTAATTCGCATCGTTGACTTGCGTGTAGTTTATCGGTAAGGGTATAATGCAAGAGAGTAGAAGGAATTTATAAACACCGCTAGGTTTAACGTCCTAGAGCTTCGGCTACAAGAAAATGTTTAACATTCTGGGTTGTAACTCCCAGTCCAAATTAAAACTATATGAATACAATCCAAAAATTTGTCACTTATTCGTTCGACGGTAACGCAGACTCAGTCGAGATTGACGGAGTAACCTACGAAGCCGACCCGAATGACCCCAAAGTGGCAAAGATGGGCGACGATGGAAAGCCAGTTGTCTTCAAAACAGAAGAACCACCAACTGACCCACCAGCAGACCCACCTAAAGATGGCGAGGACGCTGACACGAAAGTAGACGCATCTACCCTATCGTTAGAAGAGTTGAAGAAACTAAACCCCGAGGTAGCAAAGCTAGTTCAATCAGATACAGATGCCCGCAAGAAACTTGAAGATGCTGAAGCCGCAAGGCAGACAGCAGAAGAGGAAACTCTAAAGAAGAATGGCGAATGGCAGAAGTTAGCTGAAACGGCACAGGGCAAAGCAAAGACTGCTGAGTCCGAAGCCAAGAAGAACAGTGAATTGCTCGGAAAGTATAAGGGTACTATCGACACAATCCTCACGAACGTCAAAGCTCAAATTCAGAGTGAGAAGCTGAGTTTGATACCAGACGGCTTCTCGAATCGGCAACAGCTCGAATACATTACTGCTAACGCACAATGGTTCGGAGTAACAGTGGCAAACAAGGGAGGTGGAGTACCACCAAACGAGAATGACCCACCAACCGATGAAGAAGGAGCACTAGACAAAGAGCTGACCGAATTGATGGCGAAAGATTCTCGGACGCATCAAGAGGACGCTCGAATGGGTGAAGTTGCGACAAAACTCAAAGGGGTGAGAAAAGCGAAAGCAGACTCACAAAAAACTTAGTAACTTAAAATCACATTTATGGATTTAGGAATGCACACAACCCTAGCCGATGCCAATTCGAAGCTAGACCCCGAGGTACTTGCTATTTCAGCAACTATCACACCTCAGAACGCTTCTGAGTTTGGACGAGTATGGGACTTGTTCACACCACGTTCGACTCCGTTTATCACCGACGAGTTTGAAATCTTAGTTCGAAATTACACGAACCCGCAAGTAACAGTCACCGCTTCAGGAAGTGGAGATGACTGGGACAGTACAGGCGACGTAACTGCACTGCCAGTCGCTTCAGGTGAAATTGACCGAATTACTATTGGTGACGTTCTCAAAGTTGAAAACGAAATCGTAGTAGTCAAAGCAGTAGACCGAAGTGGCTTCACTGTAGACGTTTACGAACGTGGAGGAGGAGAGTCAGTAGCAGAAGCCCACGGCACAGGAGCTATCGTAGCGACTATCGTAGGTAATGCTCACGAAGAGGGGAAAGTACAGCCAGAAGCAATGGCAGAAGGAACTACCAAGTTCACGAACTATATGCAACTCGTCGAAGAGTCAATCGACCTGTCGAAAGCTGATACTGACCAAGCACGAAAGACTGGACGTACACGTGAGGTACTAAAGATGGAAGCACTGGAGCGAGTCATTCGTGACCTAGCTAGGTCTTCAATCTACGGTGTATCACGAGCACCAGCATCAGGTCAGCCCGCAATGACACGTGGATTGCTAACTTGGTTGCAACTATCAGGAGGTATCTCGACTAACGTTGGAGGTGCATTCACTGAAACTGCTCTAAAGGGAATCTTGAATGATGTCCGAATAGCAGGAGGTTCACCAAACGCAATCGTTATGAGTGTTGCTAAGAAAAATGCGTTCAACGCCTTTACTTCAGCAGATGCCACTCGACAGGACGTTAATGACAAGTCAGCAGGGCGAATCATCGAACGTTACCTTGCCGATGGTCTAGGAGCAGTCCCAGTTGTAGTTGACCTCGATTTCCCAGACGATATGGTGGCAGTAGTTGACACTCGAAAGATGGTCAAAGGCTGGAAAGTAAACGATACGCTTGCTTTTGTACCAGAAACTAACACAAGCTCACGTCAGAACGTAGAAACCCTACAAGGTAAGTACGGTCTAGCGGTAGAGAATGTTGGACAGTCACACGGACTTTTGACAGGGCTTACTTAAAGTAACTGGGTAGCCTAGAGCTACCCTTTACTGATTACTCAACTAATTGAATTACTATGGCAACAGCTAAAGAAAAAGTACAAGCAGAAGCAACTGGTTTGGGCATCGAGTTCACTCCAGAAAATACCACTGACGAAATCAAGGCAATGATTGCCGAAAAAGGTGGAGACAGTGGATCTGCGAAGAAAGGTGGAAAGTTGAACTACTACTGGCTCAAGGTGAAATCTTATGTGAATGAGACAGACACCCTAGCAGCAGGTTTCTACGCTGTAAAAGGCGAAATCGCACGATTCAAGGGGCAACCAGCTCGGTATGTAGAATCGTTCGGAACTGACATCGACGACGTTAAGGTGCACGAAATTGCAAAGCACTTCCTTATCAAGACTGACGATGGTAAAGGTAAACTGCGAAAGGCAGAAGACTTGCTAGAGGAAATGGTAATCGAAATCGAAACACCAAAAGCGTAGTACCCATTATCAGCTAAATAAAAAAATCTAATGATTGATTTATTGAAAGTTCACCCAGTAGACGGATATGCGGCGACAGTAGAGATTAGTGAATCAAACGGAGCAGGTGAAACTGTGACGAATAACATCACTGACTCAGATATGGGGTCGGCTGATACAGCTAACCTCAATCCAACTGACGAAGCTATCATCGCTGGAGAAAACTCGTTCGAGAAGTGGCAACGCTTTCACGTAACGGCAATGGG